ACTCGACATAGCGATCATAAGCGGTTTGTACTAATCCTGGAATACCAGAGGTAGAACCGATTGAGTCGGTATATTGATTGGCCATTGTGTCACCTACTTTCTATAGGGTTTAGTGTGCGAATGGGTTTGATTAACGTCCGCGACCAGTCATCTTCTGACCAAAAACAAGCATGTCAAGCTCTTCTCTTGATTTAACGCCAGCCAGTTTCGCGGCAGTATCTGCATCACGAGACGGGGTATTTGCGTTTTGAAGAGCGGCGTTGATTCGCTGTGTTTCACGGGCATTAGGTGTTGGTTCTTCAGACGAAGTAGATTCAGGCGTAGCAAAACCGAACACATCAGCGTTCTCGTTTAGCCATGCATCAATCTGCTCAGGCGTACTTACGTCGCCAGGAATGAACTTGGCGACCTTAGTTGGCACGCCTTTCTGTTCCAATACTTCCTTGACTGAACGTCCTCGAAGTTCTGTCTGAATTGAAGCTAGCTGATCAGCCAGTTCCTTCTTTTCACGCTCTGCACGCTTAAGTGCTTTGCGTAGATTTGCTGGACCATTTTGGTCTTGGGTTTGCGATGGTTGATCTTCATCAAGATCAAAGTCATCGTCTTCGTATTGGTCTGCCATGTGGCACTCCCTTTTCTGTTTGGTTGATCGCAGGCCGTAGTATTCTCCAGGGGAAGAGGTACTAGCTCCCACTCTTGGTCTTTAGTTACACATCACCACGCCAATGGATAGTGATGGAAGTTAGTTAGCTTACGCCTTCTTGCTCCGTATATAGGCTGCCCTTGGATGCGCCAGATGAGCCAGAGAATTGGTTAATTTCCTGCTGGTTCAAGCGAGCCAAGTTGAGCTGAGCTTGCGCTGCTGATACGCCGTTAACATTTGAATTAAATGTAGCGGCTGTTAATTCGTTACCTACGCCAGCGGCGTTCATGCCATACATGCTGGCCAATGATTGTTCTCTGCCGATTTGAGTAGCAATATTTGTAAATCCAGTATTTGCTTGAGCCTGTGTCACACCTTGCGCAGCAAGCGTCATAGCGTTCTGCTGATTAAGAGCCATGTTCTGACGAGCAGCCTCTGCTTGGATCTGCACTCCTGCATATTGCTGTTGCAAGATAGGTAGCGCTGTGTTTGGATCAAGGAAGTGGGCGATTAAATCACCTTGGGTCAAGCCATATTGCTGACTTGCGGTTTGCAACAAATATGGGTCTTGGGTTGTTGCCAACTGGCCAGCCATATTGACATAACCTTGAAGTGTTGTTGTGCCGACGTTCTTGCCAATAAGGTTAGCTAAGAACGCTTGATTTTGGTAAGACTGTGGTACGCCAGAGTCTGTAAGGATCTGGCTGTAGTTGCTTTCAGCGGTAAGATAATCCGCTGGTGATAGCGCAGACAAACCATTTTGCTGACGAATTGCGTTACCAGAAAAGCGTGCAGCGTAGGCTGCTGAGTTTTGGATGGCAAGATTAATTGTATCTGTCTGTGCGCCTTGCTGAGCAAGTGTTGTGATCTGGTTCATCAATGCAGCTGAGTTAGGATCATTAGGGTTAAGAATACCCCATGCTGTTAACTGGGCTTGTGCGGCTGCAATGTAATTTTGAGTTTGCGCTTGAGAAGTTCCGCTACCAGATGATCCGCCAGTTGTTGGTGTTGCAGTTGAACTGCTACCTGGTGTTGCAGTTGAACTGCTACCTGGTGTTGTAACCTGTATTTTTGTGCCACTGGCAGTTGTAACGGTTGTATTCGGATTAAGTCCAGCAGCAATATCTGCTGCTACTTTAGCTTGCGCCGCGGCAAGTGTTGCATTGGCATTTTCACGCTTAACCTCAGAAGCATATGCTGCGCCAGTTAAATAACTTAAAGGTGATGTTGCGGTTGGCGTTGCAGGTTGATTATTGTAATTAATTGCAGCTGCCGCATCGGCTGCATAAGTTGGTGTTACAGGCTGGTTAGTATTGTAATCAAGCGCTACCGTTTCATCTGCTGCATAAGTTGTCATTAGATCTTTCCAAACATTTTGCCTAGGCTTTCAACAATGCTTCCCATTGTATTTTGAGCATCTGGTGTGCTATTCCAGCGCGGATCTTGGCGAAGGGTTTGATCAAATTGCCAGATTGGCATAGGCGTTCCAGTACCAGTCGATGGATCAATTTGACCTTGCAAGGCTTTGTTAATTAAGCCACCGTCGCCAGTGTTTGATGTTAGGTCAATGCTGTCCGCTGGAACACCCAAAATGTTTTGCATCTCTTGAAGGTATGGCGCTGCAATGGTAGATACTGTTTCACCCTGCTGGATGCGTGGAGCAAAACCAGAATACTTAGCAGCTGCATAACCTTTAATATTGTTTTGAAATGTGTCATAGGTTGCGCCAGATTTTGGATTTGCCAGCTGATTGCCAGCATCTGTATAAAAAGTATCTGGCAGTGATACGCCTTGGCTTGCAGCATATGCTTTAAGTTGGTTGATTTGGCCAATACCACTACTAGCACCTGCTCCGCCAGTAAGCGGAATATTGGCTGCTTGGGCAGCGGTTACAATTCTGCTTTGAAGGGTTGCAGAGTAATCGCTAGAATTGTAAACACTAGGATCATATGCATCATTAAGCGTTGTGGTAGCCAGTTGGGCAATAACATCTGGGCTAAGTTTATAACCCATGTTAGTTGCTTGAGCAGCAATGCCGTCTTCTCTACGCTGAAGTTCTAAGCCATATACGCTATTAGGAAGAACGTTTCCGTTAGCATCAAGAGACTGTGCTTTATCGGAAGCAGCCTGAAGTGCTTGTGCGCCATAGGCTTTCCAAAAATCTGTTTTCTTAAGGTTTAATTCAAAGTTTGTAGGATCTTGAGCATCGATCCAATGGTTGTTAACAGCATCATTAATAAACTCCCAAAGAGAATATCCAGTACCATTTTTAACGGTAGGAATATTTGCATCAGCTGTTTTCCAAAAAGCATATTGAGCCGAGTTTTGATTTTTAAGTATCTCGGAAAAATCTGTACCTGGCGCGAGCAAACCGCCAAGACCTGGCTCCGATGCTGCTACGCTAGCAGACGCAACTTCTGGTTTTGGCTGCGCATTTCTTTTTGCTGCTGGTTTTGTTAAGTTGGTAGCCATTAAGCAACACCTGCATCCTTGCTAGCAATTTGATTCAAAAGATTAAACGCTGCTCCAGAGGCTTGGAACGCCTTGTAATCACCTGAATTAAGAACTTGGTTTTGAAGATACTGCTGTTCCGCAAGATCGTTTTGAGTGGAAGTTTCAGATTCACCAGAACGAAGCAAGCGATTTGAAGTAGTGCCGGTGGCAGTGGGAATAGTTGCAACTTTGTATGTTACAGAACCGCTTGTATTTTGAGTTGGGTTAGCAGCAGCATAGTTAAGATATTGCTGGGTATAAGCATTAATCTCGTTTTGTGTCGCGCTGCGACCAAGAAGATTCATAAATACGCTATTAATAGTATTTTGACTAGCCTGAATATTTGGCTGATCTTTTTGAATGTCGCTAATTGTGGAGTTAATTGCATATGGGCTAAACTGCTGTGGGTTTAGTTTGCCAGTAACATAACTATAGATAGAAGCAGCTTGGCCTTTTGGAGTTGAATTAACAACACCAAGAGCATAATTCTTTAAATAATTCTGCTCAACGGGAGTAAGGTTGCCATTGGTCGAAATGCTTTGTAAATCAGAAAGAGCACCTGGCACGCTACCCACGTCAGTTGCCATTTTTTGAATTGCTGGCGCGTTGTTTGTAGGATCAGCCAATGCTGAACTTAACTGTGAAAGCGTAATAACCGATGGTGTTTTGCCATTGACGACAAACCCATATTCATTTTTAATAGGGGAATTTGCGTTTGCTTTTGCAGTAACTGGAGATGTTGCTGTAGTGCTTGTACCGCTAGCATTTTGCGCTTGCGCAATGACACTTGGGTCAAGGGTAATGTTCTGTTGTTTGATCTTAAGAGCCATTATTTGCTAAACCCTTCAATTGGACCTAAAGCACTTTCGTAGAATTTATTATAAAAAGCAACAAACTTTGGATCTTGTTCTGCAATATTTACAGCCAATGCTCGCAATGGATTTGCGATATTTTGGATAGTTGTAGGATCTGTAGTCTTTGACAATTTTGTAACAGCAGACTGAGCTGTTGTATTAAAGGTGTTATAAGCATCAAATCTAAATGTGCCTTGAAGATTTTGCACAAAAGTCTTTGCTTGTGTTGCCTTTTCTACAGCCATGCCAACGCCAGCACCTGGCGTATATGCTGGGTACAAAGCCTGTGCATACATTTCAAAACTGGTTGAATTGTAAGGCAACCCCCATACAACCTTTGGCACACCTGCGGCCTTTGGCCATACCTGACCACTACCGACAAGATTTGCCAACTGAGTCTTAAGAGTATTTACTGTATCAATACCAGCTTGAATTTGGCCATTGTCTGGAAGAGTAGATGTGTAGTAAGTACGATCTACTTTCTTTCCCATCAATTCTTTGCTTAGGTCAACAGCATGTTGCGCAAGATTTTTTAATTCCCAATACCCAACCTTGGCAGTTTCCGTTAGCCGACCAGAACCTACGCCACCTGCATTAGCAGCGCCAGTATTGAGATTAACGTTAAATAGCAAGCCATTAAGTTCGCTAAGCGCTGGAACCATGTTAGTCAATGTCTTAAGCGCGCCAGGTGCAGCAGCTGGTGTAATAGCCTGTGGGCTAAACAAGTTCATAAATGATTTGATGTATGGAGCGTCTTGCAAGTATGGCGCGTTAATACCACCAAACTGGCCTAAGCCAGTTCCATGTTCAAATGCGTTAAGTTTTTCAAGATCTTGAATAACTGGCAAATGGTTGTTAAACCAGTTCTGCAAGCCATTGTTTGGATCTTGATTCTTTGGGTCAAGATGATTGTATAGTTGAAAGCCTGCGTTAAGCAAGGCGTTCTCACCAGGATGGTCTAGTAGATAACCACCGATGTTTTTATACAATGTCTTGTTGAAAGAAAATGGATAGAAGATCGTGTTGACTGTACGCTCAAGTGGCGTGCGATCACCATAGGTATTGATCTTCTCCAACTTCTGCGCAATGGTCGCATCATCCATTCCCAATTGCTTGAGATGATATGCTTGCCATGCCATATTGTGCGCAGGGTTAAAAATGTTAAATGGATCATTTTGAGCCAAGAAGCGATCAACGCTGTCTAGTTCAGCAGCCTTGGCATACACCTTTGGCATGGTTCTGCTAAGAATGTTGTATGCCTCATCTTTAATTCCTAGACGAGTCATAGCCTCATAAGGTGCACGAGTAAGCGGAATACCTTCTGTGGCTGCCTTGACGTTGGTCTTAGCCAAACGGCGTACAGAGAATACTGGGTTAAGATCAAAACGCCAGCGATTACGCAGCGCAGTTAAATCGCTTGGTAGCGCAGTTACTGCTTGAGCAAGTGGGCCTTGGCCGATCTTAAAGTTATTCAGTAGCGGTATTTTGCCAAAAAAAGATGCTGTTGCGTTAGTTGCCATTGCGCCAGATGCTCGAATAAAGTCTTCGCCCTTGCCAAGACCCATGGTGTAACCAGGTGTTTTAGCAGTTCCGATCATAACAGCCTTGGCAATTTCGGCTGCATCTTCTGAAGAGTAGCGTGGGGTTTTATCCTGTAAATAATCTTTAGCACCCTTAGCCACTGGCTGAGTAAGAGCCTTGATCATTTGCTTATAACTTAAATCTGACATGCGGCGTTGTGAACCAAAAATTTCATTGGCGGCACGAGTTGCTTCTGCACGCAATTCATTTTCTTCTTTGACAGTCAAGTTACTTGTATCACCCATAAGCTGTGTTATAAGTTGATCACGCTTACCTTGTCCCCAACCACGAATGGCATTTGTAAGTTTATTGCCAGTGGTGTTTTCGCGCATGCCATAACGAGCATAGTCACGCAAGATATTAATAATGGTGCTTGAATTATCCCCAACAAATGGTTGTACTTTGCCAGATGCAAACAAGCGATCAATCTCTTGCTTTTGGGCAATGTCTTTTGATGTAGCTACAGAAATATCTGTAACTTTTGATGGGTCAAGTTTAAGTGCCAATGCAGCCTTGCGAAGCAAGGATGTACGTTGATCTGCAATTACTGGGTGAAGAATTGGTGACTCATAAGCATGGCCAATATCTGTACCAAGAACTGGGCGGTAGCCCTTTGCGGCCAAACGGCTAACAGCATCTTGAACTGCTTTAGGTGCATTGACTGGCAAAAATGCTTCAGATGCAAGATCGTGTGATTCACGATAAATCAAAGACACTGCTTCAATTGGATCAAGTTTATTTACTTGCAAAGCATCAAAGCCTAATTTCTTAATAAGAATACCACGTGCTTCATTAAGCACATTTAAGCCTTCTTTGTTTAAAGCCTGTGGGTCAAGTTTTGGCAGTGGTGCATTTAATTCAGTATCTGGATTTTTAACCAAACGGCGATTTTCAAGTTGCAAAGTTCCTTGAGCTTGCTCAACTTCTGGACCATAGCCAGCCTTTGCCAAACGCTTGAAAAAGCCATTGGCTGCGTTTTGAGCATCTTGCTGAATAAATGTATCTTGGCGAGCAATACCTAGCGATCCACGAACAACTGTATTGTTGTCGATAAGGTACTTAGGGATAAGGCTATCCATAGTAAGTTTTGGATCAAGCTGGGTAAGGTTGGCAATTGCATGGTCGCTATTGACTACATGCGCAACCGAACCATTTTTGTCGGTAAATTTAAATCCAGCATGGCCTTCATCTTGCATTGCGCCTTTGGTAATGTCAGAGATGCGGCTATTAATATCGTCCTTGCCCAACTTACCAGCGGATACAAGCGCGCTACGGTAAGCATCGAGCAAATCTTGACCGTTGTAATCTGCACTGTTCTTAAGCATCTTAGCAAGAGTCTTGTATTGATCGCTATACTCTTTTGGTGTTTTGCCAATTAAGCCAAGTTCGTTACGTGTTTGGCCTGTAGCCTGTGCTTGACGCAAGCGTGTAATGATTGAAGATGAAGAACTTTTTTTTCTTAAATCAAGGAAAGTTGGTTGCTCATTTTCTGTTGGCTTGTAGCGCAAAGTGTAAACATTGGTGCGCATACGGCCAGCGTATGTAGGATCATCGGTTGCTTTAATGCCTTTGCCGAACCGTGTGGCCGACTCAAGGCTTGCTGGATCTGGCATGTATTCGCCAACACGTTTATTGAAATGGTACAAAGGTGCGCTGGCTTTTGCTTGCAGTACGCCTGCGGAAGTGCGTGGCTCGTTTAATTCACCCTTGACAAGTGAGTTAAATGGGGTTTGACGCTTGCCCCAGTCTTCTGCGAGTGCGTTGGAAAGCAGATCTGAAACATTTGCTTGGGTGCGGCTACCATGAAATAGATTGCGATGCTCATCTGAAAGCATGACTGAAACATCGCCATGTGCATCTTTGAGCTTGTTCATTGCAGCATAAAAACGATCTTTGTTCTTATCTGCAATATCGTAACTATCGCTAATGCCTTTACGGACATTTGAACCAAGTTGGTTTGCAAAATCCTTTTTAAAGTAATTTGCAAGAACATCTGGTTGGCGAAGCAAAGACTCGCGGGTAGGAGCAAGGATATTTGTTGGATCTGTTAAAGCATCATGCTCATACTGCTTAAATAGTTTGGCTGCTTGTGGACTATTTTTGTCAACTTGCCCAGCATCAATGGCTGGCTGTAAAGCATTTTCTGCATAATGTGATGCAGCATATTGGTTGACTTTTGTATTAAGAAAATAATCGTTGACAAATTCATTGCCAAGATTTTTTTGCAAATCCTTGAGCGGAATACCCAAACCTTTTTTAAGAACATAATCCATGTTGATTGGACCAAGAGCATCGCTCAAAGCGCCATGGGCAGCATCAACAACTTGTCCAACGTTTTGGCTAGCCTTAATGCCAATGGTCGGATGACCCATAAACATGCTAAGTCCATTGACTACATTTGCCAATGTGCCTTGATATGGTGCTGCAAGATTAGAGTCTTTTTCGTTAATGCCAACTTTTTGTTCTGCTTCACCAATACCAAGCAGTCCAAGACCCGCAACAGATCCTTTGGCTTGGGCAACGGCAGCTGTTTGCCAAATTGGATTGCGCATAAGTGATGCTTTTTGCATGCTCAACTTGTAATATGTTGAACCAGGTGTGCTCATAGCATCAATTGCTGGAAGCATACGCTTTAATACTGGCACATTCTCCAACCAGCGAAGTGCGCCAGTTCCTTTGGCGGCGCCTTCAGCACCTTGCATGCCAGCTTGATACAGACTCTTAGATACAAAAAATGTAGGTGTTGCAGCCGCACTTTCAGGAAGTGAGCGTGTAACCAAAGATTTGGCTGCTGCGGTTACGCCTGGATTAGTAGTAGCATTTTTAACCATTGACATGCCAATGTCACCAACGGATGTTGCAAATGCTTTAGTTGCACCAGCAACGCTGATCATGCTAAGCAAATCACCTAAAGCGCCAACGTTTCTTTGAAGTTCAGTTTTTTGCGCTTCTTCTGGAGTTAAGTTGCCACCAAGGCTAGTCTCAATTTTAGATTCAAGTTGAGCGCGGGCTTGATTGCTACCAATGAGTGTTGCAGCCTGGCCTATAATTCCTGAACCAACGGCAGTTGAAAGCAGGCGACGGCCTTCTTCTGGAAGGTTTGCTACATAATGACCAACCGCATGGGCAATACTTGATGACCAACCAGTTGGATTAATTTCATTAACAACGCGTTCCCACAAAGGAAGCGACTTTACGTTACCAAAACTTGGTGCAGTTGTAGCATCATATGAATATTGGTTAAGAGCGTTTTGCCATTGGCTATTCCAAGTACCGCTTGCCAAGCCTTGAGCATAACCCTTTGATTGCAAAGTCTTTTGAATACCAGATATGTCGCTTGCAAGGATCGGAACTGGACCATATTGGTGATGTAGAAAAGATGCTGCCTGTGAAATAAGGCTAGGCTTGTTATTGATCGCAGGTTCAGAAATTGATTTTTCTGGAGTTGTTTCCTGCGCTGCTTGGCTGAGCAAATTTCCGTTGTTGACAACGCCTTGCGTTGTGCCAGAATTTTGTGCCACCGCTACTTGTGCAAGCGGATTAATGTTTGAATGACCAGCTGCATAAAGCGAGTCTAGGTTTGCACCTAGTACATTTGCTTCAACTGGTGGAGTATTTGTGTCTGCCATATCCTATTGTGCACCTGCCATTGGCGTAGCCATTGGTGCTGGTGTTGTAGGCGCTGGTTGCGCAGCAGTCGGCGCTGCACCTGTTTGAGATTGATTAATCAAATGTGCAGCCAAAACATTGCGAATTGATTTAACCTGTTGTGAAGCATTATCACCCAATGTGTTAAGCAAGGATAGCGCATTTTGTAAGCCACTAGCCGCTTGCTGTTGTTGAGTTGGTACTGGCTGCAAAGGATTTTCAGCAGGGTTTGGTTGGTGCGCTCCGATAAAGCCTTGATCTGGAAGACCAAAAGCGGGCTGTGATTGCCCACCACCAACTTGTGGTGCAGATGCAGAACTTGGGTTTGGAGTAGCAGCCATAGGTGCACCGCTTTGAATTTGCATCATATCTGTGCCATCACCATAGTTAGGCATGCCAGATACATAACGCATTGCCTGCTTTGATGCAGGTCCACCATCTGTGCGTTGGCTTAAAGATCCTGGGCCTGATGCAACGGCTGGACGTGCTGGAGCTTGATAGCCACCTTTACCTGCCATGATCACTCACCCTCTATAATAGTCTCAATGGTACGAACAACATCTTCGTGGAACAATTGTTTATCTTCAACAACGTTTGCTTGATGCAGAGACATGTCGCTCAATACATCTAAAAATTTTACAAAACTAATTAAAACATCTTTAACAAGTTCAATGAAGAGAGCAGCAACATCCCAATAAGACAGAATTTGTCTGCGGTCACTGCTCTCCTCATCATGCATAATTTACTTAAGTGGCTTTCCAGCTGTTGTGCCAACACCCTTTGTGCCTGAAGGCTGAGTGGTGTACTTTATATCTGATTTGCCTGTTGACTTTACTGATGGCATTGCTTGGATGCTTGTCTTCTGTGTGACTGCATCTGAGCTGCCCATTCCACCCTGCATTGCAACGCGCACTGGTGGTGACTGTAGATTTGATTTGAACTGTGTCATTTGTTTCTCCTATAGGGAATTGGTTTTCTCACTCGTAACGTTAGGCGGGTGAGCGTCTGGCGA